GAGATACTATCCAGGACTCTAGAGAGTTTTCAGGTGTAGTTGTTCAAGAAAAAGACAAGAAAAAATTCTTTGATTACATTTCTAAGCCTGTAGATAAGCAGGGCAACACTCGAAGAGACATTGATCATAACGATGCAGAGATGGATGTTAGATTAGCAATAGACTATCTAATGTTTAAAGGATTTAAATTAGATGAAATAATCAAAGCAAAGGCTAAAACAGAAACAGCTAAAACTTTGAGAAAGCAGATTAGGTCTAGTAAACCTAAATCTGTTAAAGGTGCAAAAGGTAAAAGAAAATCTACATCTACGGATTTAGATAGCTTAGACCTTAGCTTAACAAGTCTATAGGACGAATCTATAGCAATTAAATTAATTTGAAATGCGAGTATTAAAAACTTATTACAACGATTCGCAGATGACTGACACTAACTCGTTAGTTAATGCGTTAATGGAGAGACCTACTGAGTTGTCTCCAATCATTACACATCTCGCAGGACGTGAGGACAAGAAATTTCCTTTAACTATGTTAACTGAAGGAGTTGGTAACACAACTTCAATTGATAGATTTGAATACGAGTATCGTGTTAAATCTCATACTCAGCATATTCGTCCTGTAGTTGCTAGCGCTGGTAACGGTCTAGCAGGTGCTGTATTTTCTATTACTTTCCCAGACAAATGGTTTATCTTCCCATATACATTAGTTTCTCAAACAGGTGTATTGGCTAGAATCATGTCTGAACCTACTCCTGTTGCAGGAGGTTATCAATATGATCTTAAACTAGTTAACCCTAGTAACACATTATCAGTTCCTGCTGCTGACTTAGCTGCTGGTGCAATGTGGGGTCAATTATATGCTAACGTTGGTGTTGACTTCTCAAGAGGTAACGCATCAAACTGGACTGCTCCAGGTTTAGTACGTAACAAAATTGGTACAGTAAGAAAGTCTTACCACATGTCTGGTAATGCTAAAGATTACGTTGCTGAATTTGAATTACCTACTAAAGAAGGTTCAAGCACTAAGCTTTGGATGGATTATGAAGAGTATCAGCACATGATGAGCTTCAAACAAGAGTGTGAGCTTATGTACATGTACGGTGAGCAAACTTATGACAACAATGGTGTAACTACTATGACTGATGAGAACGGACAACCTGTTATCGCTGGTCCTGGTTTATTACAGCAAATTGTTAATAAGGATACTTACTCTACATTAACTGAGCAAAAACTTAAAAACGTAATTGGTGACTTATTCTACGGAATGACTGACGCTTCTCAAAAGCAAATTACATTGTACACAGGTACAGGTGGTATGCGTGAGTTTGATGAAGCACTTAAAAACCACTTTGCAGGTGCTGCAGGTAGTTGGAAAGTTGGTGGTGAAAACAGATTCATCACAGGTTCAGGACGTTCATTAGGACTAACTGGTTACTTCAACACATACGAGCACGTAGACGGACACGTAGTAAACGTTGTTAAACATGATATGTTTGATCACGGTCCAGTTGCGCAAGCTCGTGCAAAACACCCTGTTACAGGATATTCATTAGAATCTTACCGTATGGTATTTGTTGACAACTCTAACTATGATGGCCAAGCCAACATTCAGATGATCAACAAGAAAGGTCGTGAGTATTTAAGATGGGCAGTTGCTGGTTCTGTTGTACCTAAAGGGTTCAGCGATTCAGATTTACGTGCATCTGATGTAGACGGGGCGTCTGTACACATGTTAAAGACTGGTGGTATTGTATTAAAGAGATTTGATACTTCACTAGATCTAGAATGTGTTAAGGCGTAAGATGCGTTAATCGCAGTCTATATATCTGGTTTCTCTGAGATGAGGGGGGTGTCAAAGCCCCCCATATCTCTATAACTATAAGAAAGTAGGGCAGAGTATTCTTCTAAGCCCGAATGGAAATTTAACTATTAAAAAGAACTTAAAAATGACAAAGAAAATTATTATTAGGAGAAAAGAGACTAAGAGTTTCTTACCTAAAGAAATCCAAATGGAATCAAGATCATACCTTAGTAGTGTGTATCAAGACAGACAACCTTTAAAAGGTTTTAGCCCTGCAGACTCTAAAAAGTATTTAGCAGGAATCCTAGATGTAGGACCAGATCATGTTGATTGGCCAAAACATGAAAAAGCATATTGGGCCGAAATGACAATGAATATTCCTTTTGCTGGAGTAGAACTAGACATTTCTGAAGACGGAGAAGGTAATCCTATTCATATAGAAGATTGGATTAGATACAAGTGGGCAGTAAGACATCCACATGTAGCTCAAAGTAAAGACGAAATGGAAAGCTCGTTTAGTAAAAGATTTTACATTGTTGACAATGCAAAAGATATTAGAACTAAGAATAACAAAATTCAAGTTCTTAAGGATGCAGATAAAGAGTTTATAAAAGTATCAGGAGACAAGGATAAAATGTTGCATGTTGCAAGATTAATGTCTAACAAAATGAGTCCTGAGAATCTTACAAGAGAAGAGTTGGAAAATGTACTTTATGAATTAAAGAACGATAATCCTGCAAAATTCTTAAAGATTGCAAAGGACAAAAATTTAGAATTAAAATCTAAGTTAGAAGAAATGGTAAGTCTAGAAATATTAAGAAAGATAGGAAACCAAGTTGTCTACATAGATGAAATTTTAGGTGATACAATGGAAGACGCTGTTATTAGATTAACAGATAAAAAGAACTCTGGTAAACTTATGGAACTAAAAGCTAAACTTAAAGAAGCTAAAAGTTAATGAATATACAAGAGATGCATATAGCAGTCAGTCAAGGGGTGGATAAAATCCACTCCTTCCAGGCTGACGTTTTATTACCTGAAGAAATAGATCTAGAGTTAAATAAAAACATACATAGATTTATAAGCCAAAGGTTTAATACTAAAGGTAATAAATACGGTACAGGATTTGAGCAAAGTCAAAAAAGAATTGACGATCTTAGATCTTTACTGACAGAAGCAAATCTTGTTCCAATATATAAAGAAACAGTTTTATCAAATTCTATATACGTAGATACTGTAGAATTTCCTCAAGACTATTACCATTTAATAAGAGTAAGCAGTAGGTCTAGATACTACAAGTGTAAACCTCTATCTCTTAAACTTCAAGAAAATCAACAGATACAATATTTTCCAATAGGTATTAATAAAATATATAATAACGGGATAGTAGTTAATAGTTTACAATTAGTATTAGATTATGTAACTGATCCTAATGCAGCGAGTAATGTTGACATTTTAACAAGTATTAATGCCTTACCTGCATTTGATACGCAGGATGCATTTATTGCTTATATAACTGATTCAATAAATACAGCTTCAGGTATTACAGTTTATTACGAGTCTCATGAAACTTTACACCATCCATCATCTTTACTGTTTGTAATAGATCCTGTAGTATATGAAGACTTTTCAGACGGCTCAGATATTCTTGGTAGTGTTGCAATAGTTGCAGACATAGAAACATTAGAGGGAGGGGCATCTACAAGTGTTAGTTACGGAACAGAATCTGAAACTGTATATACAAGAGTTAGAGACGAGGACATTCAACCTAACCCGTATAGTAAAGGCATTTACTCTGCTAAATTTGCACAGCATGATGACATATATAAAATGCTAGCAGATCCTTTTAATAAGACAAAACATACAGCACCTTTATATACAATTCGTGATAATAAGTTAGAATTGTATAGTAATGCTATATTTATAATAGATAGAGTGAAAATGCTCTATATAAGAAAACCTGCTAAAGTTTCATTAACTTTGCAGGTAAACTGCGATCTCCCTGATAACGTACATCAGGAAATTGTAGACATGACGGTAGCTACGATCTTGGGTAATATCTCAGATCCTAGGTATCAAATTGGATCTGTAGAACGTCTACAGTCCGAGTAATTATTTATTAACGTAATCTTAGAGATTACACAAATTTTAAAACAATGAGTCATAGTGGAATACAACGACTAACTTTCGTAGGTAACGATGCAGATTTAACTGCAGCGGGAACAGCTTACGGAGCAATAGCTGCAGGACAAATAGGTATTTGGGATGTAGATGCTGCTACATACTTATCAGCAAACGAAGCATTTATCAGAACTGATGCTGTTTCTGACGCGGTAGGTGGTGCTGCAGATGAATTGCTAGGATCTCCAATGATTGTACCTAAAAGATTTCAAATCGTACAAGGTCAATCTGTAGGTAACCCTAAATGTTCAGCTATTATATATAACGATGATGTAATTAAAATTGAGCATATTATAGATACAGCTGAAACAGCTGCTACTTCTTTCT